TTATTATGGTATAATATACTTAATATTTTTTAAAAAATAAGGGGAATAAAATAAAAAGGGCAGCCTAAGCTACCCTCTTTTGTATTTTTTATTTCACTGTTAATTAAGCGATTCTTGCTTCTTGTACAATGAAAGATTTGTAAGGATTGAATACAACAGCTCCAGAGTATCCTAATAAGTGGTATTCTGAACCGTGAACTCCTGTAGAAACTTCTCCTGAAGTTTTTCCATCAGCTCCACCCATTCCATGTAAGTTACCAGAAATCATTTCTGATCCTTCTAATGTGAACGTAGCAACGTTTGGACGTCCTGAAGATAAATCAGCACCAGTATCTAAGAAAATACCGTATCCACCTTCTGGGTACTCTTGAGAAAGTACTCTATCTGGCATAAAAGAGATAGTGTTTCCTTGGAAGTGGTAAGTATCAAACTCAGCACCAACTTTAACTTTTCCACCAGCTGCTTTAGAGTAGAAGTATGCTCCATCTGCTGAAGATTGGAAACGTAATTCAGAACTCATCAATTTACCAACTTGGTCGTAGAAACGCTCGTTACAAATAACTGCGTAAATGTTTCCTGTTGGAGCATCAGATTTTTCACGCATAGTAGCTAATACGTCATCTAATACGTCGATAGTCAAGATAGAGTAAGAGAATTTATCACAGTATCTTTCGATTTGTGGAATAACTCCGTCTCCCATTGGAATATCGCGTCCATGATCATCTTGATCTAAACATTTACCGTTAACATCGTAGTTAGTTTCAGAGAACAAACAGTTTTGCTCACGAGAAATTAAGAAAGTATCTAAACATTCTTTCTCTTTTTTATTCATCTTGTAATAAGAAGAAGAATCTTTACTATCTTTTCCAGTTTGGATATAAATATCTTCCATCATTGCGAAATCAGCTGACCAAGAAGTAGAAGCTCTTTGACGAGATAAGTAGTTACGGTGAGTTTCAGTGTTAGAAATCCACTTAGTATAACCTCTTTCAGATAATTCTGGGTGGTAATTTGAACGATAACGAGTATCTTTACCAGCAGCAGCATAAGCAGTGTTGATAGTCTTAGACATATCATTACCAACTAATACCACTTTGTATTCCCAACGAGATTGAGATAATTTCTTAGGAGTAGAAACAACGAATAATTGTTGTTTATTATCCAATGTGAAAGTATCGTTTTTATCGTAGTATCTTTCAGCTAAGATAATAGACTCTACGTTTTTGTTAGCTCCATCTCCAGAAATAGAACCCACGATTCTTACTTTTTTAATAAAGTTTACGTCGATATTCCACTCAATAACCATAGAGTTAATTGGTGTGAAAGATCCTGAACCTTTTTTAGGGTTGTAATAAACGTTTTTTAACGCGTCTGTCAACGTAGCTAAAGCTAGTTGTTTGTACATAGTAACTACAGTACCTAATTTATGAGGCTTAGCTCCTAATAAAGTACCGAAATTTTGTACAGTTTTTGTGTCGCCTAGATGCTGAACGACTGAATTTCTGTCTACAATTTTCATTTTGCTTTTGTTTTGTGGATGGTAGTGCCACCCTTTGTTTATAATTAATTAATACTTCCTTAAATTAAAAGATTTTTAAACTTTAAGGGAAAATTTAAAAATCACTGTGTAAATCATCTAAATCTACAAAATTTTCTTTTCTAATAGGTTCTTCTTTACTAGACCCTGAAGTGCTATTGTTATTTATACTCCCACTTATTGGTCTAGAAGGCATACCATTTAAAGCTTCATTTTTACCGTTTTGATAAGCTTTAGCAATTTCTTTTTTATAATATTGTTCTAAATTGTCGAAATAAGCTTCTCCATTTTTATACATCCAAGCAGCTTTAAATAAAGTTTTAGGATCAGAAAAAACTTCTTCCATAAATAAAGAGTCTCCATATTCATTAGTCTCTAGTAAATCATGTAAGATATTATTTTTATCTTCATCACTAACTTTAAAACCGGCAATATCGTTAATATCTTGTACTACGGTTACAATAGTAGACCTTTGTTCTTCCAACATATTATTGAACTCTTCTTGTTGTTGTAATTCTACGGTTCTATTAATTTCTTCTTGTTGTTTTGTAAATTGCTCTCTTAGGCGATTTACATTTTTTTCATACAATTTACTCTCTTTCTGCCTAGTAAGTTCTTCCGCTAAATCTTCTTCTGAAGCTTCTGGGTCACTTTCTTTTAGCCATCTCATCATAACTGCATCGTCAGCCATACTAGAAAAATCTGTAGAGTTAGATTCGTTAAAAGCTAAAATTTGCTCTACCCTTGCTTGTGCTAACGATTCAATAGATTGTTGTAGAGGTTGGTCTTGCTGTCTTAACCAGTTAATTAAACCTATTTCCTCTTCATCTAAACCATATTTAGACTCAATATCTGGAGAAGATGTAGCAGATAAATCTTGTAAAATATTGAATTTTTCTGATTCTGTTAACTCATTAAAATGTTTAGCCTCACCATCTTCAAAGTTAATCATACCCCCTACAATCCCATACTTAGATAAAAATTGTTCAATACCTGGTGTATTATCATCTACTTGAGACTCTCCTTCAGCTCCTATTTGGCTTCTGTCTGAACTTGTTTGGTCACTTTGACTATCTTTTTCATTGCTTGCACTAGTTTCAGAGGCACTTTGCCCTTCGGCTGTTTTTTCAGTTCCTTCTGTGCTTTCTGCATTTACTTCAGATGTAAATTGCGTTCCTTCTTGTGTTCCTTCTTGAGCGTCATCATCGTTATGTAATGCGTCAAGGTTTAATTCTTCACTCATATTATCTTATTTATTTGTTATTAACTTTCTTATTATAAAGAAAAAATTTTAATCTTTCTAGTTAGTTTGTACTGTCACTAGCAACCCTTAAATAAAATTTACCATTTATAATAGTTCCAAACCAAACTTGTTTCTTACCTGCTGTTACAGTATAAGAGTTTGTGGTATTAGCCGGATCATCTAAAAATACATACTCAGGAGAAAAGTTAAAAACTTTGTCTAAAGTATTATTAGAATTATCTAAAACAAAACTATGTAAACTTCTATTTTCAGCTTTAGTAGGATAAGTAAAACTTACCGGCAATCCATTACCTATAGGTGAAATATAATGTATATAAGAATGGTCATGCATTAGATTAGGAGTAATAACTGAACTATTATCTGTGATTAATATCTGTCTGCTATCTGTGTCAGGTTTGTTAAAAATCTGCATAGCTCTAGGATTCCTAGTTGATTGTCCTAGTATAGTGTTATTTAATTGCGTGTTTGGCATAATATATTTATTTAAAATTTTCTTTATTGGTAAATTCCGCTGCCTGTATTCCAAGGACTACTACCTAAACTAGTCGGAGTTCCTGTTGGAGGTACGTAAGGACTTCTACCAGGAATTCCTGTGGGTGGTACGTAAGGACTTACTGTGGGTGGAGCAGGATTAACATGATAATTAGTTTTATCTATTGTTTTGTTTCTTACTTTTTTACAAGGGTTTTTATCTATGGCTTCTCTTAAGCACATTAATAAAGCCTCGTCTTCTCTAGGATTACTATGATCGTTGTTTTCAAAATAATCAATAATCCCAGAAATAATTATAGCTTGAGCATATAATTTATCTAGATATTTAGAAGCCCCCATATAAGGTTCTTGCTGGGCTAAATTAAATTGTATATCCCCTAATAACAATCTACCATTTTCTATGGTATTAATATAATCATCTGTGTAATTTAATAGCATAAATTTTATTATTTACAAGTACAACCATTATCATAAATACACATTTGGCATAAAGCCCTAGAACTTTCTAGGATACATTGTGCTTCATGATATATTTCAGAATTAAATTGGACATAAGCCCCTAATCTTTTTTGCATTAGTTTTTGATAATGTAAAATAGAAGATGACCCAAAAGAAGGATGCTCACAACAATTACATTGTTTTTTCAATTCTTCTAATATAGCTTTATTTAATTCAACAGTAACTAAATGTTGCGTTTCTATATAATATATAGGGTCCCCTGGTAATGTTGAGTCTGTATATCCTCTCATAAAATCTAACCATTCTTCAAAGTTAGGATTAGGAGACCAATTTGTTGTATCTGGCATCATTAAACCAGGATTGTTGGGGTCTGGAACTAAAGAACCACCAGAGCCTGTGCGGTTAATGTAGAATTTACTTTGTGGTTCATAATAAACAATAGATCCTGTTGCAGCTCCATTTAAAACTGGGTCAACTACAGACCACTTTTTACAAGCAATAACATAACTAGTGTACCAACCGTCCAAGTAGATTCTATTATTTTCAACATTAGCTGGTAAAAATGAAGTTAAATGTGGCGCTCTATAAAAAGCTGTGTAAGCAGGTGTTCCTGGTGCAATATTAGCTTGAGCAGTTAAAAATTGTTTAACTACTGTAAAACCTTGGCTATAATCAAAAGGAAAATTAGCGTAATCAGCTGGATCTGTTAAATTTGCTAATTCTGGATTATAAGTAAATTCACTAGGTTTATAAGACCATTCATTTGAGTTATTATAACCAGGGATTTGATTTAAATCGGCCTCTGCCCCTGATTCAATCAATACAGTTTCAACCATCTGACCTGTCGAACAGTTTTTACCATTATAAGTCAAAAAAGTTTTTTTCACCATATCAGTACCTATTTGATAAGGTAAAATGTTATAATCTAAGTTATAATCAACTAAGTTTAAAGTTTGGCTAGGCTCATCCCAAGTCAAACTTATGTTTTCCAATGTTGGATTGACCCTAAACACAGGATCCATTAAACCACCACTAGTTGCCAAAGATTCTACTACTCTAATATCCATAATTATTCTATTGTTCTATATATAACATCTTGTGCTTCATCATTTAAAATCCAGTTACCCACACCTTCTAATTTATAAGCGTAAGGCACTGTGCTTTTTTCTCTAGTTACAGTTTTATTACCATCTTTATCTGTAGTAATTACAGTAACATATTTATAAATAGCATCTTTAAACTCTTTTGTTGGAGAGTTTTCTTCAAGTTCTATTTTTGGTTTTAATTCTTTAGAAGGAGAAATCTCAACAATAGATAAAGCCGCCCTCATTGGCATCTTATCTACTTTAGGCTTTTCTTTTTTAACTTCTTCAATTTTTGGAACAGAAGCTGCAACAGTTTTTAAAACTACTTTTTTAGGTTGCTTTATATCTTCAAAACTGCTTATATTAAACGGTTGATTATTTTTAGCTTCTAACCTTTTAATAGCTGGTACTATAACAGTAGCCTCATAAGATCTATTTTTTTCAGTATAATCTTGGTATGCTTTAACTTTTTCCTCTTGAGTATTTAAAGTTTTTAATTTAGATTCTAATTCTTTAAAATAATTAAAAACTTTTGCGCTATCCGCTTCACTTTCTTTTAAGCCAGTTAAAGCTATGGGGTCTGTTGTGTAATAAACCCCGCTTGTACCACTCTGATATTTTTTTAGTAGTGACATTTATAAATTATTTTTTATTTCCCTTGCATTACCCGCTACATTTTCTGCATATAACTGCTCTCTTTCTAAACGAACTACTTCTTTATCTTTCTCTACTTCAGCTGTAGCTGTTTTTTCATCTAAATCTAATCTTCTTTCGCTGATTTTAATTCGTTCTTCAGATTCTTTTTTACGAATCTCCAGATCTTGCATTTTATATTCTCTATCTGATTTTTCAAGTTTTTCTTTTTCTTTTTGGGTTTTTTCTAGCTCTGTTTGCAATTGTTTAGCTTGCTCAGAAAGTTGCTCCAATTGTTGAGCCATTTGTTGCAGTTGATTATTCTCTTCTTTTTTCTTTTTAATACTTTCTGACAATAATAGATTAGCTTCTGTGATAGAGTCAGTCATCATCAATTTCATCAATACCTCGTCTTCTATAGAGCCTTTACCTGCTAATTGAGGCGCAAGAGCGTTCAATTTTTCTAATTTTAAGTTTTCTTTACTAGAATTTACTAATTGAATATTGAAATCAGTAAACCTAAAGTTTTCTGGAGAAGCATTAAATAAAATGTTTCTATGGCCAACTATATAAGCTCCTTTCTTACCTTCTTTATAAGTAATTTTAGCTTGGTTTAATAAATCAATCAAAACAAATTTTCTACTATCAAAAACTAATTCAAATAAATCTTTTGTAATTAAAGATGTTTGTTTAATACCAGTTTTAACATTTGTGACTGCATCTCTTTGTTCAGCAGCTGCATACATATATCTGTTTATACCTGTAACAATATCAGCTTGTGCTTGTATAGATTCTAAAACAACATTTAATTGTTGTATAATATTTCCATTTAAAGAACCTCTGAAATCCCCATAATGTTGGAATAAACCAGCTCCTTCTTCTGTTGGGTCGTATAATTCTAATCCTTGTTTACGGAAAGCTACAAATTTAAGTAATCTTTCCATAAAATCTTGCCCTAATACTTTTGGTATAGCAGCTAAATTAACACGAGAGCCATCTACACCTGCGTTAGCAATTAAATTATCTCTAAAGAAAGTAATTACATCATAAGAATTTTGTAAGTCTTCTAGAGACAACGCTACTGAATATGGCCTAGTATTTCTATCGTTATAACCAACTCCATTTATAGATAAAGTAGTTTTCCAAGGCGCACTTATACTTCTAGGTGGATTTTTACTCTTACCTAAATTTAAATAAATGTCCCAACCAATTCTAACTCCTTCATACCTATCTAACCTATAGCCTTTCTTATTAGGTTCGCCGTAACCAGCATCTTTTCCACCTCTGAGGTCTTTATCTAAAACTTCGCTGTAATATTTGCTCTTTTTTATGGTTTCTACTACTTGATAGCTTTCTTTATCTTCTCCCGCAATTTCTACTTCATTGTTCGCTAACCATTCTACATGGTATACAGGTAAAGTATCCCACATAGAATTCAAATGTTGGTTGTAGGTAGTATTCGCAGCTAATTCATAAATCCTATCCAACTGCCTTGGGTCCCTAATAACTTGAGCGCCTGATGAATCTGATTTACCGTATAAAATAGTTTTTTGTTCGTCAGTCATTACATGACCCCATTTATTTAAAATAGCTGTTCTAGTCATATAAGTCCTGTGAACTACTGCAGTTACATTAGGTTCGTTTCCGTTAGATAAAAACTGAAAGTTTGTATTTTTACTAAAAAATACATTTTCAGGTTTACATATTTCTAATTTTGGGTCTTCCCCTTCTCGGTCTATATAAGTTCTATAATAAGCTTCCCCCGTTATTAATAAATCTAAAAGATATTGTTTTAGTTTTTGTTTTAAATCTATAGTAGGGTCTTGCTCAAAAAATTTAATTAAAGATTGAGCTGCAATTTCGTATTGAGAAACAAAATCACTATTTAATGTTTTATTCAAATTTTCAATGAAGCTTTCTTCATAAGCTGTTTTAGGGCTTTCTTTACCGGCTTTTATTGCTTCTGTTGTATCTTTTTTAAATTGCTCTAACTTTTTTAATATTTCTTCGCTTTTCTTTTTCATCTTTTGCGCTTCTATATTATTTATAGTTTGAGCGTCATTCATAGAAATGCGATAGGTATACTCTTCATCTAAGAATATACCTATTAATACATCTATTTTAGTTTTTACTAGAGGAGTCATTTTTACAGACATAGGAGTTTCTATGCCAAAAACTTGCTCTAAATATGCAAATTCTTCTTTATCCCGCACACCATCATATAAATTTCTAGCTTTTCTGATGTGTTCTTTTTCTCTAACTAAAGCAGAAATATAAAAATCAACGCTTTGACTTAAATAGTCAAATTTTGATTTATCCTCTTCAGATATAGAAACATCTTCAATGTGGTAGTAACGTTGTATAAGACTCATCTTTTATTATAATGTATATAAAATATCAAACTGATTAACTGTTTTCAATTTACAATCACTTTCATTTAGTATAAGATTTCCACAAAATGGATCAAAAGCTACAACAGTGCCTTTTTTATATTTTTTAGCTTCTGGACCACAAGAAATAACTTCACCTTTTTGAGTTAAAGCTGATCTTGGATCTTCTTTACTATCATCATAAATACCGTCTTTTACAAGACCTTCACCTATAATCTTAACTAAAATTCTATCACCTGTTGGTTTTACTGTTTCTTCTGTCATATTTTCAAAATTACTTGTTACTTTGGCCACTATATCATGACCTCTAATTATCTTACAGTATCCATCTGTAGTTGGAACTCCATAACCTGCAAACTGAGAAAAAATAATATTTTCTCCCTCTTTCAGTTCAGGACACTGGCTTTCTTCAGTTGCTTTATCTCCTAACTTTAAAGCACTACCGTAATAGTACTCAATATTACTTTTAGTAGCAACTGGACCAGAACCAATATAGATTTCTCCATTTAAATTAGGTAATTCTGTTACTTCAGCTAAAACGTTAAACCCTTCTGGTTTAATTGTTAATTTCTCCATATTGACTTATTTACATATTATAGAAGTATATTAACAATTAAAACATACAGTTTAAGGTAAATTAATCATACATATATTTAGGGTTTTTAGGGTCTGTCATATCTATCCACCTAACCCCACCATGTCTATTGAAAGATTGCGCATCATTTCTAATTTGGTTTTTAAAAGCTTTTTCTTCGCTGTTTTGGTTAGGAATAACACCGTATCTTTTTATTTTTTTACCATTAACATATTCAGAATAGTACCCAAATAATTGCAAACCTTCTGTTGCTTTTTCTGGTGGTTTAGCTTCTCTACCCATAAGATCTTCATCAGACAGCTCACATAATCCCATAGCAATAACAAAATCGTATTTTGTTCTGTCTTCTCTATTGTAATCTTGTAATTGCTCTAATAATTCAGGAAACCAAATAATATCGTAAAAATCATCTATATAAGCCTTTATTTTTTGGTCCATATGGTCAATTATGGGACCAGCAGCTGTAGTACCTATAAGATTAGTATGTTTGTTTGGATCGGCATTTTGTAAATTAATAGATGGCCTTTTCTTTAGTAAGTGATAGAAGCCTTGATCTCTAAACCAACTTACAATACCTATTTTAGTGTATTCTATATTTACTTCAGCATTAAAATAATAAGCTAATTTTAAAGCATTGTCCCAATCATCTCTTACATTGTCGGATCTTTTGTTATATTTAGCCACATATATATTAGAAGTAGTTCTAAAATAACCTTTAGACAAAATCCTTTTCTTTACTAATATTGCTAATTCTGATCCTTTTCTATTATCTTTTGCATAAGATGAATCTGCTAAACCTTGGTCAATACTATCACAACCAGCAACATATAAATTAGACATAGGTTCTTTTTCGTCGTCCGCCGCGTCTTCTGATAACCAGTGAGGGTGCTCTAAAATTTCTACATCCCCAACAGGGCTAGGGTTCCAGGTAACACCTATAATTTTACCGTTTTCAGCCCTTTGCCATTTTAAAAATCCTTTACCTGGTTTTGGGCAATCTGGGTTATGAGAAATATTTATACGTTGAGTGGCTATTTTATCTTGGTTGAATATATTAGTACCTCTTCTAGTAAATACTTCTTTAATATTCATAGGGTATTCTTGCAGTAAACCAGAATAAGTTTCAGGTTCATTTTTAGCTGCTTCTCTTTCTTTATTTACTTGCTCTGTAGCAAGTTCTACATCAGGGCAACCAGTTACTTCCCAAGTACCAGCTCTTTTAATATGAGTTGGGCAAAAGAAACCTGATTCTATTTCAAAGTCGTTAGTTTCTAAAATTTCATGGGCCCTAGGATTACAAAATATACCTTCAGCTTCGTCATTCTCTATAGTACCACCAGTACCAGAATAAAGCACTTGACATTTTTTAATACTACCCATTACATACCATGAACCACGACTTTCTCTTTTACAAGCCCCTAAAGACCCTTTTTGGTGGGAAGGCGGGAAAGCTGCAAACTCTTCTATTAATTGCTTAGTTGGACGCTTACCCCTTGTTTTACCGGCGTTTTTACCGTAGATGATTTTTTCATATTTACTTAAATGACCTCTATCTTCTGTAGTACCGTCGGGTAATTCTACCCTTTCTCCTGCATATTTCATATCAGAAGAGTCTGTAATAAGTTTTAATTTTAAAGGTCTATGTAAAGCTTCTATAGCATTTAACCCGGATTCTATTTTATTCCAAGCCTCGTTTGTTGTTTCTTCATTGGTAGAAGATACCAAGATATGGCTTTCAACCATAAGTCTAAACTCACGGTCTAATATACAGTTGTACATGAAAGATTTACCTACACCACGACCACCCATAATGGCCGCATCTTTATTGTTTAAATAAGCTTTCCAACAATAATCAAAGAAGTATCTATCTATATTACTGTATTGAGGGTGAGAGGTTGTAAAGTCTTCTGTTGGTTTTCCATCTATATAAATAGGAACAGGAAAAACAAAAATATTTAACCAGTAAACAAAAAATGGATTATAATATTCACCATCAATAAATACTCCATCGTAGCAGTAATCTATTAAAGGCTTATACCATTCTTCCATATCTAAGCTGTCTGGGTGAAAACTAGGTATATTTCTCCAAGCTGTTAATTCTTTAGGCAAAGGCCTGTACACTAAATAATCAGTTAATTTTATTTCTTCATGGCCGGTAGGAACACCAGTTAATCTTTTAGGGGCATTAGTAACTTCAAATTCGCCATTCCATATTCTACCGTGCTCATCCTTTCTAAGAAAATCTAAGTCAAAAGGGTCATACTCATTTTTTACTCCAAAAAGTTCTGGTATTTTATCTACATTAACTGTTTTCATTGTCTCGTCTTCTTACTAAACTACCTCTTTCTATGAGTGACGAACCTTTATTACCCCTAACTCTACCGGAATTTTCCATCTTTTTAGCAGCGTTCATAACACTGATTTTCAATGTCATTAGTTTACCTATATTTTCCGCTAATTTAGATAATATGGTTTCATTAGAAGCGAAACTAACTACACCAGTAGATTCGTTAACATTCCTAATTATTTCTATTTCTTCTTCTTCTAGTTTAGTACGGGCTTCATCTATCTTTTTATCGATAGCCAATACAGCTCTTTCAGCAGAAGTTTCGTTGAAAAAGTTGTAAGCATCAATAGCCGCGTCTATTAATTTTTGTTCTTCAGCTGTAAATTTATCTTTTTTACCGGCAAAAGCCCTAACCATAGCTTGTTCAGGCTTCATACGATAATCTAGATCCCTCATAATATTGTCTTCTGACAAATCACAACAATAATAGACATAAATTAACATACGGTTTCCTAAATCTTCTGATTTTTTCTTTTTCCCGTATGCTAATATATTGTTGAATTCTTCTATTAATACTATATTGGGATCTATACAAACTTTGCTGTTATGTACAGTAAACTTTAGCATAATTTTTCTAAATCTTTTGAGCTAAAAGTTCTCTCTTGATACAACCCATCTTTTGTAAACCAAAAACAAGTTATACCTAATAAAATAGGTTTTTTAATAGCAGTGTCCTCTTTTGTAGGGCGGATTTTGCTAATTTTTTGCACAACCATTGTAGGTTTATGCGGGAGATCTTGTTTTAATTGCACTAAGTCTCCTGTGTGGAAGTAAACGTGTAAACTCATATTATCTTATTTTCTTTATTTATAAAGATATTATAAGACAAATATTTTAAATTTTCAAGTTAATCTAAATTTTATATTTATCCCATTTACTATCTTCTTCCATCTGCGGTCTGTGTAATCTTGCAATAGTAGTCTCTTTATAAGTTTTGTGTAAAGGATCTTTTTTAATTTTAGGTTCTACAATTTTTTTATTGTCATCGTAAACTTCAAATCCTTCGTCGCTGTCGTGTAGATCGTCTAAGTTCATTTTAATTTTGTTTTTGATAGATAATTTTACCGTTTTTTATTTGTTTTATTATATTACCTTTCGAGTCAAAAAAATCTATTACTCTAGAATCTGCCCCTAAAGTATTATCTAAAACTTCTTGCTCTCTAGATACAGGGTTTGTTCTTCTTGAAATATAGGGCTCAAATCCTTCTTCTATAGTAGTCTTTATAAATCTATCTTTATAATTAGAGTTAGTTTCTATGCTTTTTTTCATTAAGTCTCTTGCTGATTTTTCCCTTAATCTAGTTGCTTCTTTTAATTGATTAAACTCATCTAAATTTCTAGGCATACCAAGGCGAACAGAGTTAAAACTTTGAGGTTTTTCAACAGAAAGAAGAGTTGGTTGTTTTGCTTTTTTAATTGGGTATTTTAAAGCCATTACAGCAACCGGGTCTATCATTACATCAGCGATGGTATTAGTAACAGGATTATTTATTCCTTTGCTTTGTAAATAAGAACTTGGAGTTAAATGTTTGTTATTTGTAAACGCAGACATCATCATGTTTTGAGGAATGCTAAACATATCTAATAAAGTAGTATTATTAGATAATTCTATTTTTTCTGTACCAGGTTTATTATTTCTTAAATTATCTTCGTAAATTTTATTTTTAACATCTTCTTCTTGTGCAGGTATAGCATTTTTATTTAACTCTGCTGCACGTTTACCATCTGGATCTTTAATTGGAACATATCCGTTTGTTTTTCCAGGAATATTAATCATCCAACCAAATGCACCTTTCTGGTACCTTACACCTGGTCTACTTGGGTAGGTGTAGGTAACTGGACTTGTGCCATTTTGGTATTTTTTAATGTATAAAATTCCGCCTTTGCGAGCCATCATTATTTTATTTTTATTATTTGTATTAGCAATAGTATTAAAAATTTCTAATAAATCATTGTCATTAAATCTCTGCTCTAATTGTTCAAGTTGATTTCTCCCATTTATACCTTTCATTTTAGCTTTTATTTTTTCTAAAATTTCCGGGGTCATTGTTTCTGTATAAGGATCGAAAATGTTATTATCTTTTGCAAATTGCAATATTGCATCTTTTCTAGCACTTATTTCTTCTAATCTACCTAAATAATTTAATTCCTTCAAGTTATTAATAATATGTTGCTTGCCTTGGTCGGTTTTTAAAAAATCTTCATAAGGCATCGACATAAAGAAATTATTTTCTTGTTCATATTTTAATTTAGCGTTTTGTGCTAATTTTGTGTCTTTAAAAAGCTCATATGCTTTATAAGGATTATTGTAATCAAATATAATTGCTTTTGCTTCAGGCATTTTTTCTGGCGTTGCAATTTGCCACTTTTGGTAATCATATTTTGGGAATGTATGGCCAGTTTCATTACTATTAGACATATGTCTATATTCATGAGTTTTAACATAAGGATTATAATCTGGCATATTTGTAAACAAAGTAACATTTCTTTTACCTTCATAATAATTAGGGCTAGGATTAGCTTCCCCTAATACATTTGATAAAATAGGAGGTTCATTTGTTTCAAAATCATTTAAATTTTTTAACCTTTCAGTTATTATTTCATCTGCTTTCAGTTGTAATTCTTCTTTATTTAAATTTGGAAAATCTTTACTTAAAGAATTCAGTAATAATTCTTTGTGTTTAGGTGAATTAAACCAACCTTCTAAATATTCTTTTGAGTCGCTTGGGCTAACTAAAGTATTACCTTTTTGATATTTTTTTAATAATGCCATATTATTATATATATTATAAATATTTTATTTTTTCAAGTTATGTATAGAATCTATTATATAATTTAAACAAGTATCATTATATTTAACGTAATATTTAGCAAATTTTGTTAAGTTATTTATATTTTCCGGGCTAGCATCTGCCATATCCCCTTTTAAAACTTCAGGTAAATCAAAATTCATATTACTTATTTCCTTTGTTATAATTTTCAAGGTCTTTTTTTACTCTGTCCATATGTCTTTTTGCCATATAGCCTAGAGGAATACTTGTTGCGCCAAGCAAACCAGCAGCCCCCTTTATAAACTTATTATTTGAAGCTTTATCCCAGTCTCTAAGCACATCCATTTGCTTTGTATTAGCTGCATTTTTAGTACCCAACATAGTTAATTTAGCTGTTGTTTTTTGATTATCTCCTAAAGTACCTGGAGAAAATTCTTCAATAGTTTCAATAAGCTTATTGCCTTTATGATCAAAAAATTCACCTGAATCGTTGTAATATATTCTATTTTTCAAATCAAAAGGTTTACCACCTGTTAAAGAAGAAACTTCAAAATCTCTGACTTTATTAGGTAAGAATTTCATCTTTTTTAATGGTTGTAAATCCCATGTATCTGTAAAATCAATAAATTTTCTACCTTGCTCATCTACACCTTTTGTAATCCAACCATTACCATGCACACCACCAAAATTTAATTCTTTTTCAATTTCCATAGTACCAAATGATTTTTTAGGATTATCTATTATTTTTTGCAGTTTATTCTTCTCTAATTTAAAATCATTCAGCGCTAATGTATTATCTGCGTTTTTAGAGAAAGTATTAAACTCAGGTTCTAATCCGTTGTATAATCTCCAAGAATCAAATCTATTTTTAGTAGCGTAAGTTTTTGGCTTAAACTTCAAAGCTTTAGGTGTTATTACTTCTAATGGGGCTCCAGCTACTGTAAATAAATCATAACCTATAGGAGTTATAGATCTATTAACAATTTTACCTAACAAATTATTTTTAGCTTGCTTTGTATAGGTTTTCATTATTTCTTTTTGTCTCTCAGGACTAAATCTAAAACCAAAACCTTCATATTGATTTGTAAATTGATTCCATTTAGCATCATTATATTTTCTTTTTAAACCTTTTAAAAAATCACCTTTGGGGGCAACAATATCTTCTCCAAGATTAATTAAATCTTGTGGAGCTACATGAGAAGCTACTCCATGAATAAAATCTACCTTATTTACATTTATATTTTTAAGTTCTGGATTTAATTTTACTAAAGATTCATATACAACATTTAATTCAACTGGCTCTACAAGTCCTGCTTGAGATCTTCTAGCAAATTCATTTAATCTATTAACATCAACTCCTTCTGGTAAAACATAGTCATGCCCAAATTGAGGATTTACAAGTTTTGATTTTTTAATAGAAGGTTCAAATTTTTTAGTAACAAAATTATAATAGGAATCAGAATTCTTTTTAATAGCATCCACTGCTCTATAATGTACAGGATCTATACCTACTTGAGTCTTAGCAGATTGTAAATTATATTTTGGAAATTTATATTCAAAATTAGGTGAGCCTGGTAGTTGTTTAGTAAAATTATTAGCTAATAAACCCCTAGCATCATCTGCATATTTACCTAATACTTTACCGCCTAATCTTACCACATCAGGAGCCTTGTATAATAATCCTGCAGGAGCTGTAACTATACCCGGCAAAGAAGCTGCATTTAAAGTATTTGGTGTGTATCTACCTGATAAAGCATCTCCTAATGTAGTAGGTTGATCGGCATTAGTAGCATATTTCATAACAAATGAACCTGGTATATCTGCAAAAGAAAGAGCATCAGCAGCATTTCCTAATTTTTGCATTACACCTTTAGGGTAGTAATATTTCGCTTCTTCAGCTGGAGTTAATCCTTTTATATCAGGTGTAAAAGTCGGTCCTTGCTTTCCTGTTAAATTTAAGAAGCTGTTAGCTGCGGATACTGCTCCACCTTTGGTTCTTGCCCACAATGAAGGCTCTATATATTTAGCATATTTAGAGTTAGGCATTGCTTTAGAAAGAATCTTAGCGTTAACTAAGTTATTCATTATAGACTCTCTATCTGTAAGATCTATATTATTTTCTTTAGCATACTGCTCTATAACATAATTATTTCTATCATAATCATATCGATTGTGTATCCTTTGTTCAGCTTGCTCAGGAAAATTTCTTTCGTTTACATTAAATAAATTTTGTAGTCCTTTATTACCTTTGTTTAAGTAATTATCTTTTTCATTTATAAGGTAATCACGATAAGGATTTTTAGAATTATAATCATTATAATACCTAGTTAAAGGAGTTATAGATGTTTCCTTTAACGTCTTTCCTTTTTGGTATTTTCCTATTTTATTATATAACATCATTTTTAATTTTGTTTTTTATTCCAAGGGTTATAAAGTAAAGATCCTAAACCTATTGGAGCTAATGCCTTATATATATTAGGGTTAGTCATGTCAAACATTCCATTATTACCTATTAAAGATTTAAGTCTATTGTTACCTTTAAAGAATATTACATCATCCCCTATATCTTCTCCTGGTTTTAACTTTAAAGAATTATCATAATTATCTACAACATTTTTAGCTGTAAAAGAATCGAACCCTTGTTTTTTATATCTTTCTGCTAATTTATTAGTAGTAAGAGGCGAAGTTTCACGAGCATTAGGATCTAAAAAATCATTTTTTTGGATTGTCATATCTTTTTTATAAGGGGCAGATTCAGGTAAAGATTTTAAATATTTTTCTGCTGCTTGTTTTGATCTAAATGTATTTCCTTCTGGAGACAGCATATTACCAAAAGCATCATATTGCATACCTTCTTTATTATTAGAACCTACGACATAACCACTTTTCTTACCTATCCAACTATTTCCTTTATAATCTACAGATTTATTTTTACCTAAATTTGCTCCTAATTCTAGCACCTTACCTTTATCCCCAGCATAAGTTTTAGCTATGTTTTTGTTAGTAGTCGTAAAAATTAGGTCAGGGTATAAATTTCCACTAGTTAATCTTTCTGCTTTACTTAAATCAAATTCTGTTAAATCTCTAGCTGGAGTTCCGTGGTATAGTACATTTTTATACATATTTTCAGCTTGTTTTTCCCCCCCTGCAAATCTTGTTAAATTTTTAGATTTCATTTGGACAAACTGTTCTGGACTACCGTTGAATTTAGTACCGTCACTATATTTCATCCATGTTCCATCAGCTTTAGCTTGTTGCTCAATAGCATTATACTCTTGCATTAAAGCTTTATTTTCTGGTATTTCTTTATTCCATTTACCCCAATCTATTTCAGATTTAAAATCTTGAGTAGGTAATAAATCAGATAAGTATTTATTTGTATTGATTACTTTAGATTTATCTGCTTTTGCTACTACTTCATCTATACTGTTTTTCCATTCTGTTATATCGTATTTAGCACCGCGTTTTTCTATTCTTTTTACAAACTCATCTTTTGGTATATTTATAATTTTATCAAAAGAGTCTAAATTATTCCTTAATAAGTTTGTATTTGATGTAAACAATACTTGCCCTTTACTTTTAGCTTCTTTTTTAACTTCATCAAATAAAGACTGCATCATTTGATTATATTCTTTATTCCATACTTCATTACCTCCGTTCTTTACTTGATATGTAGAAATATTATACTTTTTTGCAATATCATTTACTGAATTATTTATAACATCTGCATAGTCATCATCTAAAGATAAAAACCTATTGTCACCGGCTTGCTTTAAATAACTTTTACCTATAGTTGGATGACCAAATATAATTTCATCTGTGTTATTTATTACCGGTTCAAAAACACTTCCTGTAGCTTGCCCTACATCTTGAGCTTTTGCTCCTACAACTGCTTTATTATAAGCTTTTCTAACAATTGGATTATATTTTGCACTAGCTGGGTTTAATTGAGGCACTAACACAGATCTGAAATCGTTAGCTACACTAGTTGGAGTGGAACTAATCCTAGGAATTATTTTATTACCTATAATATTGTTTAATTTAGAAGAGTTGCTTAACCTCATAGTTTCCAAAGCAGCGCTTTCTCCCATGTTCATTAACCTACCAGAACGACCAATTAATTTAGTACCTGGTATAAGATCTAAAGCCGTAAATGCCGTTGAAGTTAAAGCATTTTGCCAATCCTCCATTTTACCGCTTTTTATTGCTTTTCTTATGTCCTCTTCAGTGTAAAGAGCATCATTACCAGCATTAATTAAAGCAGTAGTTGGGTGTAAATATGAAGCTGCGTTTAAACCTTTTAAAACAGTGTTATTATCAAAAACGGGATCTGAAAATCCAGGCGATCTTTCCATAGCACTATAATTCATAGGCATATTGAAAGGCCCAGGTTTTAAAAAATAAGCTGTTGCTACTAGAGGGTTTCTAATTATGTTTCCAGCTTTATCTGCCCAAGTATATTCAGGAGCCGATTGTATTGTCCCAGGATCTTTCGGATATACCATTGCTGGTATATAACTATCTATTTTGTTTGTATCTAATAGGATTTTAGCTTTATCTTCTTCAGACAACCAATTAGCATTTTTAATTTTATCTACTACTATAGATCTTTCAGCAGCTCTTCTTTTTGAACCCTCTTCAACTATATTAGCAGCTGTATTAGCTATAAGTAAATTTTTTGGTTGAGTTGATTCAGCAACTTCTACTCTAGGTAAAGAATTAAAATTAGCTGTATTAAAATTAGAATAAGGTATAGCGTTCTTATTTAATTCTGCTGTTCTTTGTTCTACATTTCCAGCAGTTAATGGTAAATATTTACCATTAATTTCTTTAAACCATTTATCTCCTTCTTTCTTATAATTGTGGTTATTATATCTATAATACCCGCCGTCTTGATATTTTTTTAATAATGCCATAATACTTATTTTGCAAAGTTTTTAGCAAAATTAGCCTTCTTGACCATCTTACTACTATATTTATTCTTATTAGCTAAAATATGGCTAGCTGCTTCTTGAACATCCATGCCCATTTTTGTAGCTTGCGCTTTAAATGTACCTTTCTTTTCAGGATCTATTTTTATAGTATTTCCTTTTTTATATAAAAGACCACCTTTTTTAAAAATTGCAGTTTGAGGTATACTCTTACCTGCTGTTGATCTTATATAATTATCTAAATTATACATGGTTTTATTTACATACTTATTTTTTGTGGCATCACCACGCAATAGTACACCTGGACTACGCCAAGCAGTTGCCCATCTTTCTTCAGGGCTTAATTCTACATTACCCTCTGCTTGCCTATAAACTTCACCGTTTTTTACACTGTATAAATTGCCTTGATTGGGGTAGTATTTTTCTACTTCTTTTCTTAATAAAGCAGTTTTATATTGATCATCAACGTCATAATTTAAGAATACTCTTTTACCATTAGGTAGCATATAATAACCATCAAATGTTTCATCTGGTTTTTGAAATGAACTACCTCTTAAATCCCTGGAAAAGAATTGCTTAGGTGAAGACCACATACCAGGAGCTTCTTTACTTTTAATAACCCTAGGATTTTCATTACCCCTATTATATAAGCTCTTAGAAGATTTATCCAATTGGCTCAAATATATCATAGAAGCTAAACCAGCTTTATAAGGATCTTTTAAATCAGATCTAGATCTAATACCATATTTATCCGCTATACTCGCTAACCTAGGGTCGTTAAAAATATTATCTGGGTTTATTTGAGTCATACCTATACTACTACCTACTAATTCTGAAGCATACCCTTTGATTCCCTTCAAAGATTTACCGCCTTTGGTTTCGGTCATAGCAGTTGCGGTTAAAAAGTTAACCATTTGTTTGTATTTATCTGGGTCTAAATTTAAATCTTTAGCTAAATTATTTGCGTGTTGAACTAAAGCTAAAGTAAAATTACCTAAATCATGAGTTAAATATTTTTCCCCCTCACTACTATTATTTACTGCTTTTTCAAAACCAACTGATTTTTTAATTTTATCATAAGGATTTTGCACTTCAAAATCGTAGGATTTATTTTGCTCATCAAAAAACTTTTGAAAAAATTCTCTATTTAAATTTAAATTTTCTTCTGGTGCTATAACTGTTTGCAAATTATATTTTTTCCACACTTCTCTAGCTTCTGATAAAGTATATAATTTTTTATCATAAGCATCCATTAATATAGATTCCCCAGTATCTTTATCCCATCCTACTTTGATCATAGTATGGTTAGAATTTTTATAGCCTTTGGCTTTAGAATAACCATATGGGTGCATATCTTGATCAGGTCCCCATAAATAAAAAGTACCTACAGGGGTATCTAAATCAAAATTTTCATTTCTATTTTCATCTAAAATATTGTAAAAAGTCTTACCACTATCTGCGTATACCCCTGCTAAATCCCAACTGTCTACAGATCCCTTGTAATCACCTTTTAAATAAGGGTATTTTTCTATTTGTTCTGGTGTTGGTTGAGTAGATGTTGTCAATAAACCTCTAGCGTTTTCTATATCACCTATAGTTTTTACTCCAGGAATATAACCTAAACCTTTAGTATATAACAAACAAGCGTCCCCTTTACAATTACCCAGAGTACCTTCTAACATATTATCTCTAAAAAAGTCAGAATTAGCTCTGTCTTCTGCAGTATAAATTACTTTATCTATGCGAGTATTAAATCCTTTACCTGGTTGAAATTTTTTTACTTTGTTATATAGCATATCTTTTTTTTTGTTTTATTTTTTATACAATAAACCGCCTTTTTTGAATTTGTAAGTTTTAACAGCTTTAGCATATTGTCTTTCAAACTCAGGGTTAGATTTATATAAAATTTTATTTACATAATCTCTAGTTTCTCTAGGTAGCTCGTTCATCCACTCTTTCCCTTTATAAATATCTACGCCTTTTTTCTTTTGTTCATTCAAATATTCTAAAAAATTACCTCTTCCATGGTTGTAAGCTGCTAAAGTTTTAGCTAACCTTATCTCATTAGATTGATTAGGTTTATTAATGAAAGATGCATTATACAAATCAGTCATGTACCATTTCTGAATCTTAGCACTAACTTCAGGATCATATAAACTATCTGTAGATTTTATTATTCCTGCTTTTACAGCATCCCCCTTTACATCAGGCATTATTTGCGCTAAGCCAGCAGCACCAGCGGGAGATACTGATTTAGGGTTAAAGCTAGATTCTTTAAATTGTTGTCTTAATAAAAAATCATTAGTGAATATTTCAGAATTTACTTTAGGCTCTGCTTTAGGCTCAGGTTTAGCATCTGATACAAGTTTAGGCTCAGAAGAATCTTTAATATATCTTTCTGGTTTTTCTGGTTCACCAAAGAAAGACTTACCATAAGCAGGTACATCTGTTCTTAGTTGTGTAGATGGTAATCTAAGCTCATCATTTAACTTTGATTTGCGAGATCCATCGGGGTCTTTTATAGCTACATAGTAACCATTAGTACTTTCATTCTTTATAAACCAATCATCAAAAGCATCTTTCATATAAGTAGATCCTGGTCTTTCAGGGTGTACATATATTTTTTTATCGAAAATATCTGCTTCATTTATAGTTCTACCTGGAGCTTTAGGTTTTGGTTTTTTATCGTTGTACAATAAAGACATAATTAAAATCAATTCATTAAACTAAATTTTTGTCTGTAAGCTAATTTCTTACTAACTACCTCATTATCAGCAATTTCTCTTACAGAACAAAATATAATATTTTCTTCTCCATACTTATCATACATATTTTGTATAGCTTCTACAGGATGTTTTCCTTCTCTTAAAAGCTTAAGATGTACAGAAACACTAGCATTAAAATCTTGAGTAGTATTAATGTAGATGTACTCATCTTGTATACTAGTTATGTAGTAAAGAGTTGCCATAGAAATTTATAGTAAATAAAAAAGAAAAAACCAGAATAAATTAATATCCTGGCTGAAATTTTTATATGTAAAATAATAAATTAAAATCTATATTTTAAACCTGCTCTGATATTATAATTAGAGTCGTATTTACCTTTATCATATCTACCTTCTAAATTACCTGATAATTTAGGCGTGAAATATTTTTCGGCATTAATATTAGCGCCTACTCTGTAGTTTTCATTCTTACCTAGACCTTTTTCAGCGGAAGCAGAAACCCCTAAATAACCATTCTTCAAAGGCACTCCTTTATTAACATTATAGCCTAAAGAAAAGCTAGGGCGGCTTATACCTTTATATGTCACAAATTCAGGAAATCCGGGTGCACTAGGTATTTTATCCATAGCGTAGTTAGCCTCAGCCTTGACCCCTAGGGACCCTAAATTTTTAGGTAAGTCTTTGTATAAACTAGACTCGAACCTATTAAACTCTTCTATCTGCGGATATTGTTCTATTATTTTTTCACCATTTTTATCTACATCTTCATAAATTCTCATTCTCTTTGCCTTCTCAAGGCTAGCCATACCATCAACTCTAAAACCTTTAGGCAAAGCAGCACCAGCACCACCCATTTTCATATAGTCATTGGGAGCTTCTAATCTTTCTTCATGGCTCCACCCATAAGCAGTAGGATTCCATCTACCAACAGGAGCTGATAAATTTATCCTAGGTTCTTCTTTTTCTACTAAAGGGCTGGTATTCATAAACTTATGTTTAAGGTCTAAATCCTTTATATAGGAATTTATAGTACCTTCTGTTTGATATTTTTTAGTATATAGTAAAGACATAATTATTTTTTATTATATAATATTCCTCCTTTGTTAAACTTATAACTACCGTAATAATTAGGTTTAGTACTCTCTTCTCCTGTTTCTGGGTTATAGTATAATATAGGTTCACTTACATCTTGCCAACCATCGCTATCTTTAAAAAAAGCATCTTTTTGAGTTCTAACTTCTTTTACTTGATGTCTGCCTGTTTTAGGGTTAAATACTAAAACTGTTTGCATTCTAGGGCTCGTCATAAGCGGAGTATAATAATCTTTAAGAGAGCCTGTTTTTTCTATAATAGGTCTAAAATCTGGTTTTTTAACCATAGGTCTCATTTCCATTTTATCTGGAATGATTGGTTTAGGCTTACTTATTAATCCAAGATTAAATTTTATAGATTTTTTACCATTAGTAATTAAAGGATGATCATACCGACTAGTTGATGGTGGTAAAGTTCCAGTTAAATTCTTATAATCTTTAAACAAATCCTCCAATTTTTTCTCTTCTAATTTCCACTTAAGAGCCCCATTATAATCATCAGGCTTTATTTGTTTTAACTTTGCTAATCTTTCTTGTTGCATCTTATAGATAGCCAATTCCAAATCGTATTTTTTCTTTTCATATTCAAAACTTGTCTTTTTAGGTGGCTCAATAGAAACAAGAGTCTTTTTTAACGAAACACCAGTATTGTTACTTTTTAAATCTACACTATCTATAGGTTTAGCATTTTTGTCCAAAAAAGCAGATCTTTTTGCTACGTCTGTTTTTAATTCTACAAACTTACCATTAATTTCTTTTTGCCATTTACCATTTACTTTCCTATAAGTATTACCTCCATAAGTATAAGAACCTGCCCAATTTTTAGGATTAGAAGGTGGTAATATAGGTTGTATAGGGTTAGCAGGAATTTCGTCTTGCAAATAAAAATATTCTTTTTTTTGTTGATTATAAATTTTATCAGAAATTAACTCTCGTTCTTTGTCCGACGATGCTTGCTCATAGTCCTCCCAAAGGCTACTAAAATAAGGAGAATGAATATGAGTACCTATAAGACGACCCCCGTGTAATTGATTTAACCTACTAGGAATTTTATTCCATAAATCATCACCTGACCCTATTAAAATTCCTTGTTCATCTTTAAGAATTATTTTATCACCTCTATTTTCAGGCTCATAACCGGCAGCAGCAATTTGAGCAAAAATAGGACTTTTCCAACGATCATAATCCCATATACTATAATTATTTATATTATTTTGTATTTGATTTCGCGTAGTTTTAAAATCCTCCACTGCTTGTACATGCCTAGTATTACTATCGTTGTAAGCTTGTAATCTATTATTATATTCATCCCAAGTTTGAGCTTGGTAAGGATTAGTTTGAGGACGATAATTTAAAGGATCTATTCTTCTACCTTTTTGAAATTTTTCTACATATAATAAACTCATATCATTGGAAATTATATCTTTCATTAACCCAGTTCCCTCCTTGTGGTTGAGGTTTAGCTTTATGTTGAGGCTTGACTTTCTTTCTTATAGCATTTAAATTAGCTGTTGCACTTAGCCCTGCGTTCCAAGTAAAATAAGGTTTATCTTTATAACTTGAATTTGCTATACCTGCATTACCGTATAAATTAAAAGAAAAAGGGGATTTTTTAGGTTGATAAGACAAACGCCCATAAGTACCCATAGTAGCTTCACCTTTTGCTTCTTGTTCTTTTTTAAGTAAACCTGCAAGGGATAAATAGTACCCATAAGTCCCTTTTAAATTAGAACCGTATTTACCTATATCGAATTTAGAGCCTAGATGTCCTTGATGAGTTAATTTTAACCCATCATTATTAAATGAAGCTCCTATTCCTAACCCCATATCATATTTTTTACGAGGATTTTCTGTTACTTCTAAACCTAGCCTACCATATAATTTATTATTAGAATCTAAGGCTAAACCTACATCTCCATAAGTACGATTACCATCTAAACTAGTAACATTAGGATTTTTTATTCTATGTGTGTACATAAAATTAGTGTTGTAATTATTATCCCCTAGATTTGAATAATAATCGTTGCCGCCTTGTGTATATACAGCAAAATTACTATTTAAAGGCATGCCGGTTTTTTTATTCCTCCCTTGTATATCATGCAGGCCAGTACCGCCTATTTGAAATTTTTGTACGTATAGTAAAGACATAGTGTGTAAATATAAAAATTATATAACAAATATTTCCGTAAAAGCAAAGAAAAATCCGCAGTGTAATATAGGTACTTGTAGAAAAGGGCCCCCCCGGTAGTAGAGTAAAAAGAAGAAGAGTAGAAAATAGAAGTTGTAGAAAAAGAGGGGGGGGGTAAGTTGAAAAATAGTGAAAGTTGGAAATAAAACAGAGAGGGAAGGGCTAGTCGTCTTGTCCCCCCGGCGGGCGCTTTGCGGGGGTTTGGTTCGTTGCTGTCGCGGCTCGTTATTGAGCGGGGGGTTACTTTTACGGTCCTGGTGATGGGGGTACTGCTTTCATCTTCGGCCTTGTTATCGTATTTAAGTTAACTTTGCTCGCTAGCGTGTCCGCTGCTGCGCTTGACTCTCTTCTGCGTTTGGGTTCTACTCGTCCGACCTCTCTATGGGGTAGCCTGGTGTTGTCTTATTACACACGAGGGGGGGGGATGCCCTAGAGTTTTATTATGCCTAGATAACGGGCTTGGTACGTTATTATAACAACAACAACCAGAGCTGTATGGTTTTACAAGACACAATAGCTTAGTGAAAATCTTGTTTATTTAAAATTTAAAAATTATGAAAACTTTAACATTATCTAGAAACGGTGAAAATTCTGCGAAATATTTAAATAATATTTTAGACTTTTGTAAGTCAGGCGATTTCAATATGAGATCGTATAGAATAAAAGAAACCAAAGACGGGGAGAACATAATATACTCTATCAGAACAGTTAGTCCAACCAAAGGTTGGTTACAAATAGATTTTACTATAAAAGATCTATTTCATGGTAAGGAATTTGATTTCCGTCAGGAAAAACATATAGCCGAGAACCCAACACAAACTGTAACGGTCTCGAAAGGAGAGACCATTCAAGTGGACAGAAAAAAGGTCAGAGTGAACTGGGCCCGAATATTTGGAACCCCAGAGAGGGTTCAGAAATGTTCTGAATTGTTAGGTTATGTAGAACCTATTGCTATAGCAGATATAGCAGGTGTAGAAGAAGTTAATTTTGACCTCTAATCTACTCCCAGACCTGAGCAAGTCTAAAAACTGCTCCTGTAGTGCAGTGAGTGCTGTGCCTGATGATTCGGAAACGATGAAACAGTTTATTATTAACAACCTTAGATGGGTGTAAAGGTTAAACCATCACAAAATATTATGGAAAGAATATTTCGGTTGCAAATTACAAGAACAGCAATCTCAAACCCTGAATGGGTTGAAATAGTAGCTGCTTCTGAAACAGAAGCACAAACTAAATACTATTCAATGAACCCAACCCACTTCATTATTTGGACTATTGATTCTTTAAATGAGTAACTTTGTAAATTAAATATTAACAACCTTAGATGAGGGTATAGGTTAAATCATCACAAAATATTATGGAAGTAATTAATTTAACACCGCATGCTATTAAAGTAGTAGGTAAAGATGGCGAAAGAGTTTATCAACCATCAGGATTGGTAGCTCGAGTAGAGCAATCTGTTGTAGAAACAGGTGATTATATAGATGGGTTCTCAGTGAGCCAATCTGTATTTGGAGATATAGTAAATCTCCCAGCACCTCAACCTGGGGTGTACTATCTAGTGTCAGCTATGGTTTTAGGGGCTTTGGCTGGCTCTAGAAGTGATGTAGTAGCACCTAAGACGGATGCTACGGCCATAAGAAATGAGAAAGGCCATATAGTGGCTGTTAGAGGTTTCTTAAAATATTAAAAAATTACTAATTTAAAGCTGACCTATCGGCATGACGGGGAAATTATATGGAATGCATGGAAGATATAAATGACGCATTTGCGTCAGGTTTATTGTTTTTCCCTAAAACTTCTGACGAAGAATGGGAAAGAAGAAGGATTGAGTCAGAAGAAAGACTCAAAGAGTATAAAAAGACGGAAGGGCAGGTCCGTCATATAAAGAAAGGTAATTATTGGTTACCGATTATAATCATGGAAGTAAAAGCTTACCATGAAGTAATAATAAAAATAATTGCAACGAAAGAAGTAAAAACAGTTGCATTTTACGAAATAAAATACTAGTAAAAGTATGGATAAATTGTATTACGTGTATTTTAACACTGGATCTCTTGCCCCCATGTGGGTTAAGAAAAACGAAAGTTTTGCTGCTAAACTGAACAGTATAGTTGGAAAAGATAAACAGAATGAAATTACTTCGGTAGAATTAATAAAAACTTCACCGAGTATAAGTAAAGAAGTTTTAGACTCATTATTTAATAAACCATTAAACAATAATTAAGATGAACAATATATCAAAACAAGAAACTGAACTAAAAGCAATAGGCTTAGATTTAAACCTAAATTACGTAAACAATAGCGTAATAATAGTGAAAGGTCATAAAATAGTAGCGCCTGAAGAATGTATAGTGCGAGCTATACAATTAAAAATAAGAGAAGGGGAATTAAAACCACAAGACGTCGAGCTATACGACAATAAGAAAAGGATAGAAATCAGACCAGATGGTATGATAAAAGAAAAATTAGAATCAAATTTTTATCAACTTAGTGCTAATTTAGCATTTAAGTTATTCTAAAACAAATAATTAAATATTAACAACCCTAGATGATAGTATAGGTTAGATCATCACAACAACAACATGAGAGTACCAAATTATGAATTGTATTTAGGCTTGCGAAGCGAGCTAGACGGTAGAATTGCTATAGGTGGTTCTACTGCACTTGTAGTTAGAGGTGAATTACCTGCTGACTACAAACCAGGAGATCTGGACTTGTGCATTGAGCACGAGATCCAACTAAGCATTATAGATACTTACCTGACCCAAAGAGGTTGGGAAATGTCTATAGACATACCAAATGGTAATGCCTTTACTGTTAGAAGGCAATACAAGCTGGATGGAGAGAAAGTAGATTTCTTCATCATACCTGACTTAGACCGTTGGGTAGATTACATGGACGGAAACGTTTATGTTAAGCCCCAAGTTATATGGGCCGCGCGTGGTTATTATGCTGGCGTAGGCTCAGACAAAGCCCAAAACCAACTAGTAAAGAATGGTATGATTAGGCCATTTGTACCCAACTCAACCCCTAACTCAAAATTGACTAAGAGACAAGTAATACGCCGTATTATCGGCGATGTTAAACACTTAATTAAGAGTATATTATGAAAAAATTAATGATGACGGTGCTACTAAAGTCAGTAGCTAATCTTTCACCTGATAAATATAAGGTGGGAGCTATCTATGTTCAAGGCTGGAGAATCAGCTTTGGATATAATACTAGTAGAGATTACGGTAGTCATGCAGAGGACATGGCTATTCGTATGTTCGAGAAGCTCTACAAGCCCAGAGCACAAAAAGGAACTATGTATTGTACATGGTCTCCATGTTCTGTATGTGCAAAGAATCTCTTTAACCTAGGTATAAGGCCTTGGTATTTAGATCGATACACTGGCAAACTCTAAACTCGTCTGAGCGAGTATAAATAGGCTTTAGGCTCAGAGCGTCCCACTTCGGTGGGGGTAGTATTAATTTAAAATTTAAAAGTTATGTTAGTAAGAGAAAAATGTGATCAAGAAATGATCAGGATTGCGGATCAAGAAATGGGATTCGCTATTAATCCCAAAAATGGTGTCTTTGCGGACACTGAACAAGAGGGACAAGACCTAGAAGCATTATATGCTGAGGTGCAAAGAGTTAAGGAGACTTGCAGATGCTGGACTCCGAGTAATAAGGAAGGTGTTAGTTGCTACACTGAACTAGGAAAAGGCAATATCATAATAGTAGAAGATCAAGGGTATGTAGGTATCTTCTACAACAACTATTTATTCATTTAATTAAAATTTAAAAGTTATGAAAACAAGAAGACCAAGAATTAATCAAGAAACAAAAGTAGAAAGAAAGATAGAATTTTCTACTAGATTTGCAAAAGACAAAAACCCTAACTGGGATAAAAATATACGCTCTAAAGAAGGAGAGCGTAAAGTAAAAGCTAAACCAACGCCGCAAGATAAATGGGCTGAGTTTAAAGCTTTTGCAGCAACAGAATTAAATTATTAATTAAATTAACAAATAAGATGAAGAAAATATTATTAGAAAATGGTACTGTAAAATACGGTATACAATACTATCGTGTGTTAGAGTTAAAAGAAAATCAAGTATTATTAATGATTAGTAAAAAACCAACTTGGGTTGATATTAAAGAATTAAACTAATCAACTAACCTATCACCTTAGTCTTCCTTTCTTCCTCGCCTTAGTCTTCCCTTCGTCGGAGTCTTCCCTTCGGCCTCGCGGTTTTTTGGCGTGAGACAGTCTCACGTGTAGTATATTATTTTTTTAAACTTTTAAATTTTTAGATTATGTTAAAGATTAACAGACAAGCAGCATTAAAGCAGTTCAGAACTCAATCAGCGAAAGGCTTAAAATTAGAGCCAGGAACTGAGATCAGTGTTATGGAAGTTCGTGAGAACAACAACGAGGATGGTTCAGTGACTCACTCTTTAATCTGCTCAACAGATAAATCACTTGTGATTAACATCTCTTTATCTGATTACTTCAAAATGGGAGTGGTAAACAATGGATCTCATTACACTTCAGAAGAAGGTGATGAAGATATCGAGATTTTCCAATCTTTCACTATCGAAACGGCAGAAGACCGTAAAGATAGAAACGGTGACCTTGTTTACCCTTTATATGCTTATGAAGGATGGGACGAGATGAGAGATGAAATTAGAGCAGGTAATGCTAAATTCGATTGGAATGCTCTAATTGAATCAGGATTGAAAGAAGGTATTACAGACCGTATCAGTCCATTACAAGATTATACTATCAAAATCGGATAGTATTACACTCATATGGGGTAGCATAGAAATATGTTACCCTATATTTTTTTAAAGGGGCTTATGGCTAATAACCCGATCTAGCTCTATAATTATTTTTTTTTAAACCATTAATAGTAAATAACCCGATATGGCAACAATAAAACACAACTTTAAAGGTAATTTTGAATTCCCTTTATACAATCAACACGAAATTAAAAGTATTTTAAATGATATCAATGCAGATATCAGAGAAGTAGAAGAAGATATTAATCATTATTCTCTTATAGGAGATATGGAAAATGAGATGAATTGTTTAGAAGAATCAGTTGTATTAAATTGCGTTAAGTACGACTATGAAGAATTACTTCAAGCAGCTTTAAATTAATTATGTTATGAAAAATTTTTTTAAAAGTGCTTTTGCATTGTGCCTATATGTTATTATAGGCTCTTTGCTATTAGCGTATAGGTTTTCAGATAGTAGTTTAGCTGTAGAGATATTTACAGTAATAGCTATAGTATATTTAATATTGCTACCTAGTTGTAGCACAAAAAATTAAAAGATTATGTTAGAATTAATTATATCAATAGGTTACTTCTTAGGTATAGGTTATACTATAGAAGATTACAGTAGTGTTAACGGTAATTATGTAAATGATTTTAAATCTAGACTAGGTTTAGTTATATACATTTCATTTGTATTTTTATATTCACCTGTGTTTTTATTAATAGATTTAGGTAGATTATTATATAAATTAAACAGTAAAGAAGATGACAAATAGAGAAGAATATGCAAAATTTGCAGAGAAGCACCCTAACAGTGTAACAATTAGAGCAGCAGTTATAAATCATTCTGTAGAAGATTATATTGCTGGACACACTATGAATTTAGTTGTAGTGTATGAAGATAATCACGGTAGTGTGGTTTTCTTAGACCCTTACTGCGGTGTAGCAGACATTTTAAATTGGGATGGTAATGAACCCCTAGCTTTTAAAGACAATGAAGATATTAAACCTTTTTTGTCTAAATGTATGTTAGATTTTAACATTCAAGACCCGGCTTTTACTAAAATTTACAAGAGCTTAAATTTCTTTGATGAGCATTTTGAAGCTCCTATAAACTTCGAAAGGTATGGGGTTGTAGAAGTAGAGTAATAACTTGAGGGAGATACGTCTCCCTTTTAAATTTAAAAATTATGAGAGAGACTTTATTTTTCTTAGCGTATTTAGCTTTTCTATTAGCTATATTATATTTTACTTTCGTATCCTTTAGTTGGATGATGTTAGCTATAGCAGCTTGTTTAGCTATATTATGTTTAGCAGCAATAATTAATCTTTTACTACCCAAAACAACTAACGTTTTTAAATACTTTTTACGTAATAAAAAATAAAAGTATGAATGAAGAAGAAAGAAACAAAGAACTAGATGACAAAGAAGGTTGTATAATGATTTTTATAACGTTATTTACCCTTTTTATTTTGTGGTTAGCTAGTAACTTGTATAAATTTGTATAAATTGTTGGTTTATAGATTGTTGTTGTTGTTTTAAAATTTAGAGTGGGGGTCGCACGGTGTGTAAATCCCCCTCTTTAAATAAAATAAACTCTTCAACTCTATATAAAATATATAATATTAATATATATAAACAGCGTCTACATAACGTGACACACTACTGCACTAACGGAACAGTAGCACACACAAATAATTTTATTATTTTGTATACTATAAGGCCATACGCCTTTTTTATATAATATATTTTTTTAAAAAAGTATAAAATATGGTTAAATTTAGAGTAATATTGATACCGATAGTAAGGTTAAATGAAGATGACTCTGCTGATTATAAAGAGTGGAGAGAAGTAGAATATCGTAGCGCGAAGGAAGCGTTAGATGATTTAGAAAAAGATTATTTAGTAGTAAAGATAGAAAGAATAAAATAATTATTAAAAGTAAAAATATGAAAGTAGGAGATAAAATATTAGGTTTTAAATTTTTTTATAGCGACTTATCTTATGTAAAAGAAATGGATAATTTTATAGGTAAAGTAGGTACTATAATAACTATAATTGATGATACCATAGAAATAGATTTTAATGGTGAAGGTATATGGTGGTATCCTAAAGAAGAGGCTAAATTATATTTAGTAGATGAAACTATTAAAGTTAGAGTTATAAAACCTAATATAATAGACCTTGATTTAGGTAAAGTTTATCCTGTATTGGAACAAAATGAAAGTTATTATCGGGTATTAGATAATGTAGGTCATGCTAGGTGGATAATGAAAGAATATTTTAGTTTAGTAAAGGAAAATGATGATGTTATGTATAGACTTAAAGAAGAAGTTAAAAAATATTTAAAAGAAGATAATCCTTTGAAAGATAAAACTATGTCTATGGAGGATTGGAGTATGACTAGTTTTTCTAGCGTAGCCTTAGAGGAGGCGGATTATAGTGTGGATTTGAGTTCTATAGATAAAGATGAAATGGAGGAAGTAAGTGAGGGTTTTATAGAAGTTGCTAAATTTTTTAACTATAGAGATAAAGCTTTTTGGTTAAATCCTAACTATAATTGGGAATTGAAATATTATGATAAAGAAGTATTTTTAGAACCAACTAAAAAATAAAATTATGTTAAATCTTATTACACTTTGATATGGTTACAATATTTAGAATGGGGTATATACTCTTATTGAGTTATAACCCGTGTGATGTATTTTATTATTTTAATGTAGATGAAATGCATGGATTGTCTTTAAAAGAATGTCAAGAACATGTAAATACAAAAGATTCGGCATATATTGCTGGATGGAGCAATTTTATTCCTAAAGAATCAGGTGAGTATAATGATGATGATGCTAGATTTGTATTCATTAATTTATCAAGATGCACAGATCCTGTAAAAACAACAGGTCTTATTATGCATGAGATGATGCATCATTCTTTATGGATGAATAGTTATAATGCAGAAACTAGAGAAGAAGAGATTATTACCTGGGCTGAAGAAGAAACTTATGAGGTTTATGAAATAATTAAACCTATGTTAAGTTTTAAATCAGAGTAAAATATTTAATTGCAGTGAAAAACGATTAATTTAATCATTTAATAGTGTAAAATTATGGAAAGAATAGAAGTAATGCATAGATTATTTAGAATATTAGTTTCTAATAAATTCATAAAAGTAGGCGATTTTTATAATATATCTATAGAAAGAGGTTCTATAAAATTACAAGGTGTATTTTGTAGTAAAATAACAAGAAAATATATGGAACTAGGAGCTAAATTTCACATAGAAGCCAATGGATTTGTATATTTAAAAAAGGGTAGTGTAGAAATTGTTTTAACAGATTAATATGAATAATAAATATGAAATAGAATATTGGGATAGAGTAGATTATTATAGCGTAAATTCTAAAGTTAAAAGTACTGAAATTTGGGAAGGTTCTAAAGAAGAAATATTTAAAAAATTTTATGATAAAAATAATTCTCTTCGATATTGTAATGGTAGTTATTATAAGTTTAAAAATAAATTAATTGAAAAAGAATATAAAGAATGGTATGATTCTTTAAGTGAAAATACAAAATTTAATATGTACTACGGTAATGGTATTGTTGATTAAAAAAAATAAGAATGAATAACAATAAACACATATGGGAAGGTTGGACTGTTCAAGATTTTATAAACGAGTTAGAGATAACTTTTCCTTATCAGACATTTAAAACAAAAGAAGAAGTTAAAGAATGGTGTAAATCAGAACAACCTTATTATAAAAAACATATACCTGAAGTGTATGCACATTTTTTAAGTAAAACTAATTTTTAATAAATTAAAAATTAAAATAAAATGAAAAAAATATTATTTATCATAATGTTACTCTTAGTAGGAGTAAGTTATGGACAAGAAAATGAACAAGAAGAAGCTATATTTGTAACAACAGGTAGCTTTAGTAAATTTGAAAACCAAAATAACCCAGAAGAATCTTTCATAAGTGAAGGTAAAATAAATCAGATTTATGTATTTAAATTTTATGAAGGTTGGACTAAAGGATCTTTAGTATCTAGAGGTAGCGATATAAGTTTAAAAATTATTAATGTAAAACAAAAAACCGACAATACTATATTAATAGAAGCTAAAGATATAGAAAATACTATAATGTATATTAAAGTAGATTTTGTAAATGAAGTAGTAGAAACTTTAATAGGCCTTAATGGAGGTTATTTAACTACGACCCACAATTTATTAACTTATAATTAATGAAATTAGAAAAAATGGAAGGTAAAAAATATGGCTCAGAATATTGTTATTTTTTTAATGAAGATGGTCAATGGATAGGTTATTTTAAAGCTGTATTTTCTAGAAGTTATTATGTTAAAGATACTAGATGTGGTTATTATTTTCATAATTCTTTATACAAATCTTATTATATATAAAATTGTGTCCCGCCTAGCCTCTCTCACGAAACATTGGTGGCGTAGCGGTTCTCCTTTATAATACCGGTTAAATTAGAGAGTCAGTTATCTTAATAAGATGCTGACAAAAGCTCCTGTAGCTCAGTTGGTTAGAGCACCTGACTCATAATCAGGTGGTCCTAGGTTCGAGCCCTAGCAGGAGCACTTAAATATTTAAATTATGAAATTAGTAAAAGCAGGAAATAAAAACAATTTCCATTTTGAATACCATGAAACATTATTAAATGAATATCTAGTATTAAACTTTGAAGGTTACCACATATGTAAATATAATAATAAAATAATATCTAAAAAATATTGGTTAAGTGATGAAATAAAAGGTTTTTGTATCACCAGAAACGAAAAAAGTTATAACATATGAAATTAAATTAAAATAAATATTATGGAAAAATTTGTAGAAGACGGTCAAGTAGCCGTATTATATAGCCCAAGTTTTGGAGCTGGATGGTCAACATGGAATAGTAATAAGGATATTATTTTTGATAAAAGAATAGTAAAAAAAGTATTAGCTAAAAAACATTCTGAAATAACTGAAGAATGGATGAAAAAGATAGGTTATAAAAATATTTATTGCGGTGGTGCAGAAGATTTAACAATAATATGGTTACCTATATCATCTAAATTTATTATAAATGAGTATGATGGCTTTGAATCTATAGAACTATATGATGATATTAACTTTATAACTGCTTAATTATGCCTAATTATTGTTGGAATTCTATTACTATATACAAAGAAGATATTAAATTATTGGAAGAATTAAAATCAAAATTTGAAAATAATAGCTTTAATTATAGTATAGATTATTATAAAAATTTATTTCCTGCTGATTATATTTTACCAGATATAGAAATTCATGACATTTATAGTGTTAGTAGTACTTTTGGCTCTAAGTGGTTTGATTTATCTAGCTGCTATATAGAAGAAGATAATACTTTGATATTAAATGGAGATAGTGCTTGGGGCCCTATTGTACCTTTAGTAAAAATGCTATCAGAAGCTTATCAATGTAATACTTCTATATATTATGAAGAACCAGGTTGTGATTTTGGTGGTAAAGCTGAATATAATTGTGGAGAAATTGTAGAAGAATTACACACTACTTACTTGCATATAAGATATATAGATGATGGATTAGAAGCTATTTATAATGAATTTCAAGAAGGTTTTATAAGTTGTGAAAGATTGGCTGAAATATCTGAATTTGTAAGTGATGAGGATTTTGAAGAAATATTAAATAATTATAAAGATGTACAAAATTAAAAAAGATAATAAGCATAGAAATTCTATGAACAACAGAAAAAGTTTAACAATTAAATTTAAAGTTTTAGATAAACATTGTTTTAAAAAAATGTCAGTTAAACTAAAAATGAAAAACCCTGAGTTGCAAGAAATGAATTAAAAATTTAACATTACCTCATTGACCATTTCAAAAGCTATATGCTGATGTGATGTAGAGAATTTAATGTACGCATTGAATTATAAATAATGTTATTAAGTATAAACAGTAAAATTTAAAATTATGGAAAAAAGAACAATAGTATTAGAACCATCAACTAACACTCACTCATTAAATGCTAATGATGTTAAGGTTGAAAAAATCGACAATTCAATTTTAAAATTGACAATCGATGGTGAAGGAATTGTAACGCATGGTGAACATGGAACATTGACTACAGAATCAAAGAATGTTATTAAATATGTACAACAAGAGTACAATCCGGTTACAAGAAAGTTAAGAAACGCTTTCGATTAATTAAACCTTAAATTACTAGCCAGGTGTTAATGCCTGGCTTTTTATTATGAAGTTAGAGAGGGAAAAATTATTTTATTCAGAAGAAATTGCTTTGTATCTTAGGTTTGCACAAGGTAAAGGTTTTTTAAAAAGGTTTGAAGGGTTATATGCCTATGATTTTCCTAGGATTGAGGAATATCATAAATGTTATTTTAAAAACAATGAAGCAATAGGGTTAGCCTTAAATACAGAGGGAATAGAATATTTCATTTAAAAATTAAATTATAAAAATTATGGAAGAAATAATTATTAACATTACATCTATAGAGCAATTAAAAGGATTATCTTTAAACTTAACAACAGGTAAATTCTATGACAATGTAAAAAATAAAGATGTAGTAAAATTATTGAAACAAGTATTCACAAATAAAGCTCGTTTTAAATCACGTTTTGTAGATTTGCTAAACTCTATTAAAACTAGATTAGATGCTTTCCCAAACTTTCCAGAAGGATTTTTTGACAATTTAGGGGAAGATGATTACTATGAATTTGTAAGGTATATTGATTATAACAAAATGCCATATGAAGAAGTAAAAGCATATTGGGCTAAAATGGAAAAGGAACATGGTATCACATATGACATACAAGATACTTCTGTATTTGAATGTGAAGGCCTAATGAATGAATTGTTGGATATGTATGATGATGCTACACCATTCACATATGAGGAAGCATTCAAAATTGAAAATGAAGAATTTCAAGCAATGGTATTCGGTACTATTGATATTGTTGATATGATTAAAGAATTAGGTTCTAAAAGAATCAAAACAGATGGTAAACGTGTCAAACATAAAGATTTTTCAACATCAGGAGAATTTCTAGGTATGAAAGAATACGATGTTATTTATGAAACTCATGAAGTAAATTGTAGTAAATTAGGTTTAAATAGTAATGCTTATGCTTTGAGATGTTGGTGTACTACTACGGATAAAGAACATTGGTTATGGATAGAAGATCAATACAAAGATGATCCATTAGAAGCAGTAGCATCAACAATGAGAGTACATGAAAATATCATACCACATATTAAAGAAATTAAACGTCAAGGAGATATATTATTAGTTGAAACTGGTGATATAGATATCAAACCAGAAGGTGAAATGATTCCTTTAACAGCAGGGCAATATTTTGGGTTTTTAACAGCTCAATCATAAAATACTTACATCAAGCGTATTTCCTTAGATTTCACCTGCAAATGGACTACTAAAAATAATGATAAATGAAATTAAAACACCACAAATACATTAATGAAATAGGATTAACTAGCTTTTTTAGAGCTATTCATTCAAATTATGGTATGTTGAGAATTGGTTATCTTATAGAAAGAGACAATAAATTATATTATAACAATAAACACGAACTTGTAGGTTATGGTATTTATGGAAGATTTAAAAATTATTGGATATGAAATTAATAAAAAATGAATATAACTCTACAAAATGGTTTCACACTTATTATAAAAGAAGTAAAAAATCAATTAATGAAGGATTATGTGTTACTAAATTAAGTAAAAAATATTATTTATTTGATGAAATAGTGGGTTTTGAACTATCTAAAAATGAAAAAAGTTATTATATATAATGGGAACAAATTTTTATTCAATACCTAAAGTTAAAGACTTAGAAAAGAAAAGACAAAAATTAATTGAAGAAATTCAATCAATGGACATATCAAATGCCGAGCTTTGTGAAAATCGCTTTAGAATTCATGAAGATGGTTGGGATAGATTATCACCTTGGGATAAATTTATTAACGGTAATTCAATACATTTAGGTAAACGCTCAATGGGATGGAAGTTTTGTTGGAACTTTAACGATAACAAATACTACTCAAATAAAGAAGAATTATTAGACTTTATTCGTAGTAGAAGAGTTGTCGATGAATATGGTGATGAACTACAACCAGATCAATTTATTCAAATGGCATTAGATTGGGGTGAACCCGATGGTATGGTTGCAGATGAAGAGTATATGAAAGAACATCATTTTTGGATGTCAGACCCGTCATTATACGCAGATAGAGAAATAGACGGTTTAAGAGTATCATCAAGTACGGAATTTAGTTAAAAATTAAAAATTAAAAATATGTATACAGATATTTCAACAACAAAAGGATACCCAAAAACTTTAATAATCAGAAACCACGAAGGTGGGATGATATGGCAAGTTTATCACGTTGAAAAATTGAGTGAAGCTGATAAATTATCAAGCAACGCAACAATGAACGGTTTTGAAGCCATAACTTTAGAGGACTACCAAGAATATATGCAAGAAACTTGGCCTGAATGGAGAGAAACAGAAGGTAGTAAAGAAATAATTAAATGAAATTAATACTTTTTAAAAGCAATGAATTTTATTGTTATAAGTCCCAAGACATCGTAACAAGACGTATAGGTTATAGAAATTATTATAATCAAGAGAAATGTTATTATAATAATTCAGGTATTATTATAGGTTATGAATATTATAATAAATTACATTATTATAATATATAAAATAATTAGCCCTCTGCCTAGCGCTGGGTATGGATCGAAGATGGGGACGGCGGTCTTAAATGACAATAGGTTTTTGAACCTAGCACACTTCCCTCCGAATCGTGGGTCGGCACAGTTTTTACCGTTTCTGGGGTTATTTTGTAAAAAACGGTTTATAGTCAGGTGGCGGAATTGGTAGACGCATGAATAAAGGTTAATAGTAAAGATAACGAAGAGTAACCTTGAGATACCCGTAAAGTCAGCTCATAAGTTATCATATAGGTTCGAATCCTGTCCTGACTACAAATTACAAATTACAAAAGTTATGAAAAATAAAGATTTAAAAATAGAACAAAGAAAATCAGTGTCTATGAACTTCAATGATGCTTGGCACAAAGAAGGAGATTTTATAGAGGTAACTGAATGGTCTAATGAAGAAGGTTGGGATATACAAATAAATGATACTAATCATTTTTCTTTTCACTTTACAGAATTTAAGGCTTTAAAGAAGTTAATAAATTTTTTAGAAAAAAGTTAATTATATATGAAGTTGATATTAAGTAAAAGTTATTATGATAATAATCAATTATATTTTCTTAATTTTTCTACATATGGTATAATTATGCAGGGTTATGAAATAATTAATTGGTACGATGAAACTGTGTCTAAAGTATATTATATTAATAATGAGAAGATTGGTTTTGAAATTAAAGAAAGTACAATAAAACACTATAATATATGAAAAATATTTACATAGGAGATATACACGGTCGTGATATATGGAAACAGATAGTAGCAGAGAATGAAGATGCTGACAATATTGTATTCATTGGTGATTATTTTGATTCATTTGATATACCAGGTGTTGTACAATTAAGAAATGCTAGAGATATAGTAGAATTTAAAAAATCCACAGAATTAGATCCTAGCAAACGAGTTTACTTGTTAATAGGAAACCATGATATTCATTATATGCGAGGCATTAACGGTAAAGGTACAACGAGTGGTTTTAATGCTAATATGATGTATGAGTTTGAAACATTCTTTGAAGAAAATAAAGAACAGTTTCAAATGTGTGTTGATATAGGAGAAGTTTTATGTACCCATGCCGGTGTGAGTGAAGATTTTCTTAAGGATGCTGGATATTGGACTTATAGTGATAAATTACATTATGACGGAGTACCTGAGTGGATTAATGACTTATTTTACTATAAACCTAATGAATTTACATTTGAAGGATATTATAATAGACATTATGGATTAGCTTCACCCAATGGTTATGGAGATGACCCGGGACAATCTCCTATATGGATCCGACCTAAATCTTTACAATTATCTAATAAAGAATCAGATATTAAAAAGACATGGATTCAGGTAGTAGGCCATACACAACAAAATACAATTGATATTAAAGGTAAATCAACAGGTGGTAGATATTATTATATTGATACTTTACCTAGTGGTGAATATCTTATTGAGGAAGATGGTGAGTTTAGAATAGGTTATTGTGCTATAGTTAAATATATTTAGTTATGAAATTAAAGAAAAAAGAAGCTGAAACTACCACCTTAAAATCCAAATGGAGATACTTCGAAGATAGCCCATGCAACGAACATAACTTCACACAAGGATATGCAGAAGTAAAAAATATAGATAATAGCATGACATCGAGAATGTATTGGGTAAATCAAGAAAATGTAGGTTTTGTACTTAGATTAACTAAAGAATATTATTACATATGAAATTATGGAAACTAGAATCGCAATTGCATTAAAAAATGCATGGGTAGGTAAAGAATTTATCTATGTTTCTAAATATGGTAGTGAAACTAAAGGTGTGGTTAAAGATGTTGTAGTGGTAAATGAAATAATAGCAAATAAAACTTTAGCTGAATATCTTAAAAAGAAAGTAGAAGAGCAATCTAAAAATAAACCTAACACTACCATAATGAATTATATAAGTTTAAACGATGAAATTGAATCTACTTATATAGGAACAAGACCGACATTTAAAATTATATCTGAAAATAATAATACATATCCATTAGACGAAATTTACTTTATATCATGAGAAATATAACAGAAAAACCAGAACATTGGGTTATACTTAAAATTAAAGGTAATGAAACCTATTACCGAGTATTTGGTGGATGGAGAGGTGGTTACCTTGATGGTGATAGATGGCAACTAAACTCAGGTATTGTAGGAATCGAAGAAGATGAAGATTATTACTATTTTGAAGGTCATAGTGGTAGTTGTTATCAATGTCATAAAAATAGTTATGGATTAAAAGATGGTATGTATTATTTTAGTTTATATGTACAAGGAGTGTTGGAGAATCTTATAGAAAAGAGTCCTGTACTTATCGAGATATTAAATGAAGATACGGATTTTATAAATTTATTAAACCAAAACAAAGATAACTGAAAAATTAAAAAGAAAAATGGAAGAAATATTTGAAGAGTTTGGAAACTACGGTACACCTAATAGCGTGTACTTAATTACAGAAATATTAACCCAAAACAAAGATGAAAAATAAATTAAACAATATTTGGAGAGGCATAACATACCAGCCTCGTAGAAAATTTAGACAGATTAAAAATGTTATCGATTGGATTCCTGTGGTATGGAATCAATTTGATTTTGATTATTCTTATTCATTGCAAGTATTCAAACATCAGTTATTGAAACAAGCCAAACATTTCGAAAGACCTGATTCATGGGGTGAAAGAGATTATATTAAAGCCCAAAAAATTCGTATGATTTGTAGATTAATGGATAAGGTTTATACAGATGAATATGCTTGTGAATATCAAGACCGATTAAAAGAAAAATATGGTGATGATGTTATTGATTGGGTATTTTCTGATATAAAGGATAAATATGGTTTTAAAAAAATGAATTGGAAATATGAGGTAGATGAAAAATTTGAATCACAAAGAGATCAAATTAAAGAAGATTCTGATAAATGGTTTCATGAATCTCATGATAAACAAAAAAGAGCACATAAATTGTTATGGAAATTAATTGAACATAATATTCAAAGATGGTGGAATTAATTTTGGTTATGGGTTTGGTTTATTGAAATTTATTTCATATATTTAAGAAAAAATAAAAGTTATGAAAAATATACACGTATTACCAACAGACCAACCAAGTAGGTTATACCTTGAATATGGTGATGGTGACTTATGTTTATCAAGAAATTTGTTACCTCAAACAAGTAAAAGTAATAACCAACACATCTATATTACATCTGATGAAGAGATTAAAGAAGGTGATGCTGTTATACACTATTTTGGTATGGGCTATGAAGTAGAATATCCATGTGAACATGATAATTTACATTCAAATACAAGAAAGAAAATCATCTTAACAACAGACACAACTCTAATTGCTGATGGTGTTCAGAGTATTTCTTATCATTTCCTTGAATGGTTTGTTAAGAATCCAACTTGTGAGTTTGTTGATATTGGTTTTATATCACATAGTGGTGCCAGACAATATAAAATCATCATACCACGAGAAGAACCTAAAACATTAGAAGAAGCTGCTGAAAACTATGGATGGAGAATCAAAACAAATACATTCTCTGATCCAGTAAAAGCAAATGACTTAGCAAATTCTGCTAAACAAGACTTTATAGAAGGTGCTAAATGGCAATCTGAAAGAATGTATAGTGAAGAAGAAGTTAAAAATATAGTAGATAAAACTATTGAAAAATTCTATAAACATAGATATGGTGATAAGACTAAAGCAGAAATGAAAGAGTTATGGTTTGAAAACTTTAAAAAGAAATAATTTATAAAATATGAAAAAATTATTATTTATTTTCGTATTAATATTAGCAACAAGTTGTTATAAACCTTATAAACCTCATGTTATGCCTACAGGTAAAGGTGAATTAAAAAAAAGACAAATAAAAAGAGATTTTACTAATTAGGCCTTGTAGCTCAGGTGGAAGAGCACTTAACGATTAATTGAGGAGCATAAGTTCGAATCTTATCAAGGCCTTTTAAAAATAAAATTATGTTACTAAAAATAATAAATTCAAGCTATCAATTAAAAGAGTATAAAGAATTCTTTTATAAAATAGAATCTCATACTGATATAGTGATGGCTTTAGCACATGTAGAAGATAAATTAAATTCTAAATTACAAGTAAATTTAAGGGGTTTAAGATGGAGTGTAGAACATTTAAACAAATATAAAGTTACTTTAAAAAATGAATTTAATGATATCTTAAGAGGGAAAGAAATAGTTGTAGAATTAAGTAGTATGTAATGGAAGTTTTAGCGAGTGAATTTTTAAAATGGTATTTTTCTGACAGAGAAGAATTATTTATTTTAGGTTGGAATATTGCACAACAATTAGGAAGTACCGGTAAGGCAGAAGTAACAGTAGAGGAATTATATGATTCTTGTGGTTATATACCAGGACATTTAGTTAAAGGTGTTGAAGATTGTAATGGGGATTTTGATCCGCAAGATTTAAAATTGATTAATGATTTAAATTTATGAAAAAAGAAGAATTTTTAAACAATTGTATTGAACTATTAAATGACATAGATGTAGCTTGGTGTGAGAACTGGGATTTAGTTACCGAATTTTTCGGGCAAGAAATAGCAGACAAATTAGATAAATTAATTTTAAGTAGTCAGTCTATCTAATAAATTTATACTAAATTTTGAGCAATTATTTATTATTATAATTATAAAAAGAAGAAATTATGAAAAAGATTTTAATTATTTTAATTTTGCTGAAATTTAGTTTAGTTTATTCAGCAACGTTTACTACTGCAACATCAGGTGTTTGGACAACAGGAAGTACATGGGTTGGTGGTACTGCTCCAACATTAACGGGTGGTTCCAAACAGTTATCAGATGATGTTATTATCGAAACAGGACATACTGTTACATTGTCTAGTGATTTAACAGTTAAAAATGGAGCATCACTTACTGTTAGAGGCACGCTTATTATATCAATGGCAGGTAATGTCGACTTTCAATTAGGTAGTATGATATTTGTTGAATCTGGTGGTACGTTAGAACTTAACGGTTTAACTAATTCTAATAATTCAACTAATGTTACTATACACGGTTCGTTAATAGTTAATGGTGATTATACTGCAGGTAATGGAGCTGAATTAACAGGTAATGGATCTATGGAAGTATCTGGAACATCATCAGGCAGCGGAACTAGTTTCGGCGTAGTATTAGGATGTGATAATTGTATGGTTATGAGTGGTGGTGTAATTGAAGATGCTATTATTGATGGTAATCAAACAGCAGAACATGCACCGATAGAACCTTATTGGAATTGGACTTATTCTCAACAAATCTATTATCAATCTGAAATAAATTCTGAAGGTAATATAACTGAATTATCATTTGAATTTAACGGAAATAGCAGTTTTACAGACCAAGTAGAAATTTATTTAGGCCACACAACAAAATCATCATTTAGTTCTACAAGCAATTGGGTTTCATATTCAGATTTAATGAAGGTATATGACGGGCCTTATTCAGTTAGTAACACAAAAGGTTGGTATTCAATAACATTTGACACACCATTTTATTATAATAATTCAGATAATTTAGTAATAGCGGTTTATGAAAAAACTAATGGTTATCATACAGCATCTGACGAATTTTATACAGGGGATGGTGGTACTTATAGGGTTTTAACTTATTACGATGATTATACAAACCCTAACCCAGCATCACCACCAACAGCAGATTACAGAAGTAGATGGATTCCTAGTTTAAAATTAAAAATTGAACCAGCTGGTTCACCACTACCTGTTAACCTTGTTTCATTTACTGGTACTGTATTAGAAGAACAAATAGCTGTGTTATTAAAATGGATAACAGCAACAGAGAAAGACAATGATTATTTTACTATATGGAGATCATTAGATGGTTATCATTGGGATGTTATAGGAATGGAAAAAGGAGCTGGAAATAGTCAAAGTATTTTAGAATACATATACTTAGATAGACAACCAGGGCCCGGTATTAATTACTATAATCTTTCACAAACAGACTTTAATGGTGATACAGAATTTTATGGTATTATTTCAGTTGATGTCGATAAATTAGTTGACAGACATTATGTTAAACTAAGAATTAATTTGCAAGGGCAACAAATCAAAGAAAACACACCTGGACCACAAATTTTAGTTTGGGATAACGGGGATGTTCAAAAAATATTTAAATAAATAAAATAAAATAAAATGGATATATTAGGATATATAGCTTCCTTAGTCATATTAATAGGCTTTATTTTCAACAAAGCAGTACATATAAGAATTTTTAGTATAATAGGTTCTATATTATTTACAATTTATGCAATCATGCTAAATAATAACCCCATTATGATTTTGAATTGTGCAATTATAATTATTAATTTGTACCAAATAAAAAAGATTATAAAATCATGAATTATAAAAACTTTTTAGAAATATTACTAACCTATCAAAAGTTTCAAAGACAAACTTCAGAATTATATGATATGGGCTTTGACTTTTTTGAAGGTAAATATGATTTATGCGACACAGTTTATACAATGTTTCAAAGTACAATTAATACTTTATTTAAAAAAGAAGGGGTTGAATGGATTGAATGGTTTATTCATGAAAATGAATGGGGTATCAAAGATTGGAGTGAATATAAATCTTTTGAAGATAATGGAGCATTGGCAAACCCAAAAAATGTATATGGGGCATTTGATGAAAATGGAAACCCAATATGTTATTCTTTTGAATCATTGTGGGAATATGTAAAACAATATTTAAAATAGTATGGAATTAATAATGTGGTCTGATCAATGTTATTTATATTTCCTTGATAAACAAACAAATTTACAAGGCTATGGAGAATTTGACTGGGAAAAATCTAAATTTAAATGTTATTGGCAAGATAATAAAATTATTGCTTTAGATTTATCAAAAAATAAAAAACAGTATTATATATGAAATTATTTAAAGGAAAACGAAAAGGTTTTATACATACAAAAGATATAACATTGAATGATATTAGAGCGATATTCTTCCCAAAAAACTTTCATGAAAAATACAGATACTTAGGGGCAATTCCGTGGAATGAAGAAGGTAATTTATTTAAAGCAATAGAACCATTAATTATATTCATGGATTATAAAGCAAAACCAAAATGGTGCCCTAGATTTGTTTTGAGATTTTTACATTTATTCGGTTCAGATAATTCGATTGTTATAGTTAGAAATCATAAATTAAATCGTTTAAAAACACATTTAACAAAAGGTATTATGATGTTTGATTATAAAACTAAATGGTCAGATTATGATTTACGAATTAGTATTGCAGGTGATGTAGATATGTGGAGATTAACAACAGCCATAGAAGAAAAGTTTTATAAAGATGGTTATAGAAAAGAATTAATAGAACAAATTAGAGAATATGAACCTGAATTTAATGAGGTTTATTTATCAACGAATCGGTTAGAAGAAAAAATAGAAAAATTAGAAAAGTAAAAATTATGGGATATGGAACATCATTTACAGCAGACATCTATTTAAATCGACAGATATTTTCAAATAGATATGAGTTAGACGAAAAAGTTAAAGAATTAGAAAAATTCATTGAACAAGGTAAACAAGAATTATTAGCACTTGCAGTTTCTACGCCAAAAGATGTTATTGTTGA